TAGTCTACTGTCTTAGTAGAAGCAGGTAAACTATACCTAACCACACCTGCTGTCAGTGTCTGAGTAGCAGTAGCATGATTAAATGGGTAGTTAAACTCTCTTTGGTTGATAAATCTAATAGATTCATTAACAGCGTTTTGGCATTGAACTTGTATACCCCTAGCACTAGAAAAGGTCGCTGAAGTTAATGCAACCTCATTCAACCTTGCTATTACTTTATTTGTTAGTGTTAGGTAAGTTTCTGCCATAATAATTCCTATAAAGATAAGAGAGCAAGTTGCCCTGCTCCCTTATATATGATTTAAGCTAAAGTGTCTCTGTCAACTTCGTCAGCAGACATGTCACCTTGGTCGCTTATATCCATCATCATTGCATACACACGTATTTTACCAGCAGTAAATGATGCACCACCACCTGCTAATAACACGTCAATAGTGTCAGCAGAAGTAGAAGCAGTCAAACCTGTGATTGCAATCTGAGGAGCATAAGCACCATCGGCAGCACCGTCAATATCAAAAGTTGCAACAAACTCATCAACGTCACCACCTGTGAAACCAAGTGATGCTGTTGCATCTGTGCCAGTATTCTGAGTTGCACTTTCTACAACCTGAAGACCTGCAGCTACAACAAGAGTATTAGCTGGAACTGTGATAGCTTGAATAGTATCACCGTTTGGATTAATGCTATTAGCAGTTAAGTCAATAACATTATCCATGTAGTATACGTTCCTACCTCTCTGGGAGTTGCCAGAAGCGGCTTTAAGAACAGCAGTAATATTCGCCATAATTCAATCTCCCTATGCTAAGTGGTAAGCGGCAGTACAGATTGCTTCAGGGCGAAGAATCTTTCTACCATATAAATGCATACCACGAACAATATCAGCAAAAGAATCAGGGTCTCTGTAAGTCTCTGTCTTGTTGATTTGCTCAGCAGTAGCTATTGATGAAGAGTGACCAGCAACAATAACACCAAAGTTTGTAGAACTGTTTGCACCTGTATTAGATGGTCCTGTTCCTAAACTTGGAAGGTTATTGGATTGATACACTTTAAATCCATGAAGGTTATTAAGAATTAAACCATTCTGTAGTCCTGAACCACCAAAGTCTGCATCGAACAATCTTGTGTCCTCATCCTTTAGTACTTCAATAAATACAGGGTCTAATACTAACCATCTACCATTAGTGTCAACATTTTGTTGGTCTAATAGTCTTGACATTCTAGCAATCACTGTCAATGGGTTTCTATCTCCATTAGCAGGAGCAGCAGTAGTAGCTCCACCTGTTCTTGGTAAGATAGCCACAGCATCTCCAGCAGAACCACCGAAGTCTTCAGCATCAATTTTCATTGAAGATAAGAGTTCGTCAGAACCTGCTGTTGAAACAGCTACACTACCATTAGTAGTTGTATTAGCTGTGTCTGGAGCACCATGTATAGATGATTGCTTGTAACCTGACATATAACCAAGTACATCTTGGTCAAATTGGTCGGCTAGTCTATAGGCTGCTCTATCAGATGCTAACTGTTGAAAGTTAACGTGTGAATGAGCTTCCTCAATATCATCCACTTTAAATGCAAAGTAATTAGCTTTGTCAATATTAAGTGAAAATTCTTCGTCATCAAGGTCTTGAGGAGTAATAGTAGTTCCTCTCTCATATGCCTTAACTGTTATTTCTGGTTCTTTGATAACCTTAACGGAATCGCCCATATTAGCAATCTCACCGAAGTAATCATTATTAGTGATTGCATCAACGATAGATGACTTACGGAACGCAAGTTGCACCTGTTTGCTGTAAATAATAGGACTAAAATTACCGTTAGGTAGATTACCATAACCAGCTGCTGCTGAAAATGCCATTTTAATCTCCTTAAACATTTATCAAATGTACACGGAATGTGTACTATATAGTTTTAGTCATTTACTTTATAAGGACCATTCATGCGTTGAGGTTGTACGTAGGATAGCGATTCCTGTGTAGGCTCACATAATTGGGTAATCTCTAAAGTTAGGGTAGTAGTATAACATAAGTATCCAAACATGGGGTTATGTTATACCTTTAGTTATGTATAGTTATATACATAAATTCTTTGTTGTCAACTTTATTTTTAATTTATCTAGCTGAACCAGATACATCGTACACAAAGTTACCTGACCTGATTGCTTCCATTATTGCATCAGCCTGTTTCTCATACTGTGCAGAGGACATTTTCTGAACCTGTGACTCAAGTATTTTTTTACCAGAATCTGTTGCATCAACTTTAGTGCGTGTAGCTTTTGCTCCAACTTCCATAGCAGCACCCTTATCACTCTTTGTTGCAGTCTTCTTACCAAGTCCTTTGTCTGCTTTGTAGAGGTCAATGGCTCTTGCAGCTGACCTTGCATCATTGTCGTTCTCATATAGTGCTTCCTGTACCCATTTAGGTTGTTCATCTGCCCATTCATGGAAGTCATCACTGTCTCTAATATCACCAAAGTCAGGATGCATCCTCATTAGTTCTGCTTCAGCTTTTTCTTTCTGTGCTTCAGCAGACATCTCATCAATTTTTTGTAGTCTACTTTCCAAGTCTGCTGACTGTTCTCTTGCTTTCTTCATAGCAATAGTCTCAACAATTTTAGCTACATCAGGATAATCTTTTGCCCATGCTTCTATATCAGCATCAGACTTAGGTAGTTTCATTTCTTTTTTAGTAGCACTCTCTAGTTGTCCTTTTAACTCATCGAGTTGTTTTTGGAATTGCTTTTCTTTTTCTTGCGTGTGCCTTCTTAAATCACCATATCGTTTCTTAAAAGTTTTTTCTTCAGCAGTAGTCGGTTCTTCTTCACTCGGAGTTTCCTCTTCGCTAGTCTCACCTGTACCTTTTTGCTCCTCAACGAGCCTTGCAAGTTCTTCTTCATCTCGCTTTACTCTTTCTTCTTGAGAATATGGTCTATTCATAAACATTGCTTTTTTAGGTGTAGCATCTTGCACCATTTCTTTAGTAGCTTCTTCAGCCATTAGTTTTCTCCTTTGGGGTTATCGTAGCCATTTATTATTGTTGGGGGATAAGTAGCCATTATATCACGACTTATTGATTAAGTCAATGAATTAATTGTAGATTATTGACGTGAAGCTAATCCACCTCGCTTCATATACTTTTTCTTTATTTTACCTGATGCTTTACGTTTAGTTATTAACGAGCCTTTATATGTTCCACCATAATCAGTAGTATTATCAGCTCCACCATAACCACCGTCTGTATTATCTACACCTGTACCATCATCATTATTTGTAGGACCAAATGCATCTAAGCCTATACTTTTTCCTTTGTCTGCAGCCTCTTTGTCATCTACTGATACGACATCCCCTAAATCTTTAGATACTTCATCATCAGTCCTATCATCATCTTCCATTGCTTGAAACGCATCTTTATCTCGCATAGCATTAACAACAGTCTGTGCCAATTTATTTCCTTGCTTGGCTTGTTCTCTAGCCATTCCCGGACTGCCATAGTAACCTAATGAATGTGCCATACTCATATATCCTAATGCGGCAGTAGGACCAGAATAATGTGCTTCAAGACTATTACCTCTGCCACCTGCATCATAAAATACACCATTCATCATTTGACCCGGATTTGTTCCAATTTCTATTTGCACATCCTTATTACCACGACTTGTATAGCTTGGTGCTATACCATACTCTCTTTGAATATCTCCTATAGTAATACCAGCAATACCACCACGAGATTTGTCTTCTGTTCCTGTAACTTTTCCACCAAACATGGCAGTGTTAATAGCATTTTGTTGGTCTATTCCTGCTAAATTTGCATCCATAGGGTCATCCATATCATAACTTGCTGGATTATATCCAAAAGCACCTGTTATAGCATCTCTAGCTGCCATGTCAGGTTGACCTATCTGACCTAATACATCCATAGGATTTAGAGTTTTTTGTCCATACATTTTACCTGCTAATACACCCGGAACTACTGCAGCACCTAGTTGTTGCATACCTTTAGATAATCCAGTATAGCCATATGAAGTTTGCAGTGCACTTTGAACAGCATTAGCTCTATCTATAGAATTCATATTTCCTAGATTCTGTGCTACTTTATCTGGCGTTTGATTCACAAAGTCAGTGCTTACAATAGAGTTATCTAATCCTCTAACCTGACTTGTACCTGACAATACATTATCATCTCCACCATCTTGTTGGTCTTGCCTTACACTAGTGCTTTGTATGGTAGGTTGTTTTTCAGGAGTAATTTCTGTTTCTGCTGTATATTTAGTGTAGCCTTCAGGTATAGGATATATAGGCTTACCATCTACAAATGGTATAAATAATTTTTGTCCTGCATCATTTCTATATTCTATTGTCTCTCTCTTACCACCCACTGTAGGCATTAATGTGGAAAAAGATGGAAAGGTCTGTTGTTGCTGTAATCCTGCAACAGGTTGAACTTGTGTCTCTCCACTAGGAACAAAAGGTTGAAAGGGTGCAGTTGATTGTTGATAGTTTTGAAAGTAAGAAGGTTGTGTAGCAATATTAGTAGGAACTTGATATGTACCTGTAGGATTAGTAAAACCACCTACTGCCATATTTTTAGTTTCAGTCATTGGTTTTGTTGTTATTGGGGGTAACTGCCCACCTATCATAGATATAGGCATAGGCTTACCTGCTACCATTACGTAGCCACCTTCAGCCATTTCTTGTGGTTGGTCTTCATCTTCCATGTCTAAGTCTTCTAAACTAAAAGGAATTTCATCAGGAAGTGTAGCTTCTTCACTATTACCCATCTGACCCATAGCTTCCATTTTAGCTAGACCTGCCTTAGCTTCATCACGTAATTCCATTATCTTTTCTAAACCATGAAAGCGAACTACATCAGCAGGTAAGACAAATTCACCTTCACTTAACTGTGCAGGTATGTCATCTCTTACTTCTTCTCGTGTAGAACCTGTAGGTACATCATTGCCTGATACTTCATCAATCATACCACCTTCATCTTTGAGACCACCGTTATCAAACATTTCCATTTGTTTAGGCATACCACCTTTATTAAGTTCATTTAAAGTAGCTACTGCTTCAATCTCAGGACCTGTAAGATTTCTCCCTGTCATTACATCTTCAGGTGTACGACCCCTACGATATAGTTCAGTCATAAGGTCATTTCTAGAAAGTTGAGTTAAGTCAGAATCTTTGACTCCAACTTTAGATTGCTCACCTTTTTGTATATCTTTGTCCTTTGTCTTATTTGCCATTTATTTCATCCCTTAATAACTTTAATCTGTTAAGCGTAGCTATTGCTCCTTGTGCTCGGTGAAGCATAACTACATTATCAGTCTGCTCTAGTATCTTGTGTTGCTTCGTAACTAGTATATCTATATAATCATTGAAGCTGTTCAGGAGCTTGAGGTTGTTCACCAACGGCTTCAGTTGGCTGATTACTTGGTTGTGGTTGTTGTTGTCCATTTTGAGGTGTTCCTGTAAATCCTTGTTCTCCCGGAGTTGGTGCTATTCCTGTACCTATTGTACCACCACCTGCTCCTGTAGGGTCTAATGGGTTAGCTCCTGCTGGGGGTTGTTG